AAATGGCTTCAATCGACGGTTAGACACTTCCAAAACGTGCTAAGTCGTTGTACTATTTGATTTGGGTAGGCGACTGTTAATCGCTTTGTCGCAGGTTCGAGTCCTGCTCGGGGAGCCAACAATCTCAGCCACTTAGGTGCCTTACCGTTACCGCGAAACGGTCGGTTAGACAGGGTGGTTAGACAACGCTCCTAGCGATTTTCAGGCCCCTACCCTCCGCAAAGGAGGGTCTGAGACGTGGCCGAAACCAAGCAACTCCCTGACGGCGTGACCGCTCGCACCGTGTACGTCGCTCGCGACGGCCGCGAGTTTCATTCCATTCTCAGTGCGGTCCACCACAACGAGGATCTGGGCCGCGCCGAAGCGGCAACTGCGATCCTTCATGGCGGCGGCAGCGTTTATGACGCTGCGCTCGCTGCTGGTCGCACCAAGCCGGCCGCTATCCTCCAGAGCATCACGGCAGCGACGCCTCTGGTTATCAGCCATTGGCAGTGCCGCGACACGCCTGGATACACGGTCGCCCGCTTCGATAGCCCCTACACCCTGTTCGTAGGTGGCGATGCAGGTTCGTGGAGCCGCCCCTACGGCGCGGAAGTGACGCTGGAGGAGCTTGCCCGGTACGCCGAGGACACCTTCCGGCGATTTCCTGATCTGGCTGTCCCCTCTCCCATCCGATCCGAAGGAGCCTGAGCGATGACAGAAGCTTCACCTTTTGTCGTCGGCGCGAAGGTCGGCGTCACGGACGGGCGTGCTGTCGGCGGCATCCGCGAGGACGAGGTCGCCAAGGTCTACAAGTCGGGCAACTTCGTCCTGGCGAGTGAGCCGGGGCAGCAGTGGCGCAGCTACCAACGCCCTAATTGGAAATTCGGCGGCGAGGGGCGTGTGTGGGTCGCAAGCCCGACCGGCGCGCGCAGCTACTCTCGCCGCGAGTGCCAGTTTTGGGACGAGAAGTTAGCCGCCCAGCGAGCCGAAAAAGCCGCCGAGGATGCGCGCTATCGGCGCTGGCTCTTAGCGCAAGACGCTCTCGGTAAGATGCGCCACGACATCCCGTCTGCAGAATTCCTCGACAAGATCGAAGCGGCGTTCGCCAGTCTTGAGGTCGCCCCCACCCCCTCTTCTACAGAAGGAGCCTGAGAGATGGGCGATCTCAGCATGGACGCCAGAAACCTTTGCGCACGGTTCTTCGGCATGTCCGCGAAAGATACCCTGCACTCGCACCCGCCGCACGCGACGCTGACACCGCATCGCGCCGCAATGGACGAACTGATCGCGGCGGGCCTCGTCTCAGAGCAGCCATTCAATCAGCATGGCTCGCTGCTGTTCACCGGCTCGGAGGCGGCACGAGCCGTAGGGCAATCTCGCCACATTGAGAGTGCGCGCGAAGCAGGCTGGTTCAGCAAGCCTGCTGTCCAAGACCCCGCCCCGCTTGCGGCAGGAGAGAATGCGGAGGGGGAGCGGTGAGCCTTCGCTATGAGCGCCGCATCACCCGCGCGATGCTGAAGGCCGAGCCGCAGACGCTCTGGGTGTTCGGCGACAATCTCCAGCGGCGCGGGCTGGGCGGGCAAGCTCGGGAGATGCGTGGCGAGCCGAACGCTATCGGCATCCCGACGAAGCGAGCGCCCGGCATGGGCGACGGGGACTTCATGCGGGATGAGGACTTCGACACGTTCCGCAACGAGGCGGCCGGATCGCTGTCGGTTCTGCGGCTTCACCTTGAAGCAGGCGGCTCGGTTGTCTGGCCAGCGGATGGGATCGGAACGGGGCTCGCGCGACTGCCAGACCGTGCGCCGAAGGTGTGGGCTGCGCTTGAGCGTGCTCGCATCCGGCTTGAGGCCGTCGCCGCGTCAGGGATGAGCGCGCGAAGCGTGAAGACGCGAAGCGGCTGAGCCCGTAGGGCGCCAGCCCGGCCCGCTAGGGGACGCCCAAATTCCCCTTTCACTCTATCCCCTTAAGGGAGGGGGAAGGGTTTCGAGGTGGAGGCTTTGGGTCGCCCTCGGCGGCGATGGCCTTCTCCACGAGCACGCGAACAGCATCCGAGAACGTCGGCGCGCGGCCGGGCTGCCGCTTGCACCACTCGTCCACCATGGCGACCCAGCTTTCAGTGCAGACGATCTGCTTGCGCTGGTCCATCGGCTCGCCGCTGGCATCCTTCCGCGGTCTCGCCACGCTTCTGATCGTCCCTGTTAGCCCGACCATCGCCGCTTACGCCCTCTTGCTTCTCGCTTCAACTTACATATTATACACATATAACGACGACAAGAGGCGATGCCATGCGCTCCAAATCTATGGGACGAGCCACTTGGGACCCGCAGACTGATCGGTATTGGGGGCCATTCACCTACAACGCCGCTCCAAAGAGCTATCACCCGATTGGCGTCATGTTCGCTTCCGCCGGAGACGAGGAGGACGAGAGCCGCTGCAATCTCCGCATCAGTGGTTTCGGGCGGACGCTGATCGTTAGCCTTCCGCCAATCATCAAGCCGTGGCGCTGTTGGGTGGATACCTCGCGCTATGAATGGTCAAAGAGCCCGCAGGGCGGGTATTGGGATCTGCATCGGCGCGAGTACGGCTTTTCGCTTAGCCGCAGCGGCGGTGTCGGAGAGGGCGCCTACGACTTCTTGAGCGTTCACCTCGGCCCGCAAACGCATGACAGCAGCACCACGAAGTTGTGGTCGAAGCATCTTCCGTGGGCGTCCTGGCGGCATGTGCGCCGCAGCCTCTATGGCCTGAACGGGCAGCATGTTTGGACTGAGCCGCAGAGCGCGTGGAAGCTCGGTGATGGCAGCTACGAGGCGCGCAAGGCAGCGGAGGACGCCTGCCCGTCCCGCACCTTCGCGTTCAAGGACTTCGACGGCGAGGCCCTGACTGCCCGCACCCGGATTGAAGAGCGCGAATGGCGAGCCGGCGAGGGCTGGTTCAAGTGGCTGTCTCTTTTCAAGCGCCCGATGATCCACCGCTCGCTGGATATCGAGTTTTCTGGAGAGACAGGGAAGCGCAAGGGCTCTTGGAAGGGCGGCACCCTCGGCCATGGCATCCGAATGCTGCCGAGCGAGCTGCACGCCGCAGCCTTCCGCCGGTACTGCGCCGAGAACGGCATGACGTTCGTCGGCGAGGTCGCTGATGCAGGGAAAGGGTTTCGGTGATGGGCGAGAGCAAACGGCGCGAGGAGCGCATGACGCCGTATGAGCGGGCGATGCAGGAACTCACCCGCAAGCTTACGGACGATGGCCTGCTGATCGAAGCTGGATGGGTGAGCCTGAGGAAGGTTTGGCTATCCGAGGACACGCCCGCGCATCAGGTTTCCGACCTACGTAAAGCCTACATGGCCGGCGCGCAGCACACGTGGGGCAGCATCCTGACCATGCTTGACCCCGGTGACGATCCGACCACGGCCGATCTGTCCCGCATGGAAAAGATCCAGGCAGAGCTTGATGCCTTCGGCGCGGAATTGGCGCGCGATCACTACCCCGCCAAGGGTTCTGCCTGACCCCGCCGCCTAGTCCCGCCTCAAACAGAAGGGAGAGCAGAATGAGATCCGTACCGGCACCGCCCCGCAATCTCGTGCTGGCCGATACCGTGTTCAGCGAGAAAACGCTTCGGGTTTCACACTCGAACCAGGGCGACCCGTATCGGGAGACGCTTGTGCTGACCTTCGAGATGAACGCGCACGGCAACTACGACCGATACGAGCACATCGCGTCGGTCGAATTGAGCGGTGAGGAAGAACAGCAGCTTCGCGATCTACTGAACGAGCGCGCGTCACGCTGACCCCGCCTAGCCCGCATTCCCCTCAAAGGATAGAACAATGAGGACGCAGAAGACCATTCAGCCCCGCGAGAGCCGTGAGGCGGACGCCGAAATCGCGTCCGTCGATTACAAAGCGGCACCGCACGATGTGCTCGAAGCCGTGGATCGCCTCCTAGCCGAGGAAGGACTTGAGGTCGTGATGCTCGACACGGGCAGTGACCAGTACGAGTTCGCCGTGGAGGCTCGACAGTCATGAACCAGCCCCTGCATCTCGTGACACAGCGGGGACAGCCCTACAGCAGCGTTCGGCGATGTTGCGAACGCTGCGGTCAGATGTGCTGGCCCGGTATGAAGGGCTCTGCGGAGCGCTGGACGGACGATCCTGACGCGTTCGCGGCGTCCGAGGTCCGCTGCGACCGCCCAGCCCCAACTCCATCTGCCGAACGGGGCGCATGATGCCGATCAGAGCCAAAGACAGAAAGTGGCTGCGAGAGATCTGCGACCGCACCAACGGGCCGTCCGGAATGTATCCGGGCATCCACTGCAAGCTGATCCCCTGCGGCCCGGCAGAGCGGCTTCGACGGCTCGGACTGATTGAGGTCTACGAGCCGCACAACCCGGTCCACGACAGCCGGTACGTGGCAACGGATGCGGGGATGCGGGCCATAGCTGAAGTCGTCCCCGCCTAACCCCTCCCTCAATCCAAAAGTCGTGCCGCCCTGAGGAGATGATGATGAGCGAGACGCAAACCGAGGACGAGATCATTTCCGCTTACCTAGAGGCATACAAGCGCGCCAATGGTAGAGACGCCCCATTCGAAATCATCTGCGCCCATGAGGCGTTCTGGTTTGAGGGAGCGTCAGACCCGGTTGGCAGGGTTAGCCGGCAAGAGCTTGCAGAGATGACTAAAAGTCTCAGCAGGAAGGCAAACGAAAAGCCCGCCTCCTAGGAGCCCCTGATGTCCGAAGCACCGAAGACGGTTTGGGTAACAGAGTGGGCATTGGAAAGCGGCGTTGAGGAATGTCGCGTTGCTCACATCTACGATGACGGCTCGTTAGACCTAGAGGAAGGCTGTGCGCCCGCCTTGGCCGAGCACTGTCATCCCACCCGCGAAGCCGCCCTCACCCGCGCCAACGAGATGCGAGCCGCCAAGATCGCCAGCCTGAAGCGGCAGATCGAGAAGCTGGAAGCCCTGGAGTTTTGAGGAGAGCGGGATGGTTGACGTGTTCAAAGTCGATGAGGCCGACAGAGGCTATGACAGCCTTGAGGCGTACTGCCACAACGGGCGCCTGACGGTCCAGATTGAAGAGCCGTTTGCCGGCGATACGGAGACGGGTTTTGGCCGAACCTGTTCGATCGGATTGAGCTTGGATAACGCCGAGGCATTCGCGCACTGGCTGATTGAGACGGTCGAGGCTGCCCGCAAGGGAGTGCCCCGCCCCTCTGCTTCCGAGGCCGATTGAGGAGAGAAGGATGATGTGCCCGCACACGATGAAAGCAACCGACTACGCTGGCGCGGTGTTCTGCTGCGACTGCGGGCTGATTGTGAGCGCCTCACCGGCGCACAAGGCTATCGAAGGGCGAGCCGCAGAGATACGCGAGGAAACTGATGCACGGCGCGAGAAGCTGCGGCGAGCCCTTGCAGGGCCAAAGAAGCGGTTCGGCGGGCCCTAGAACGCAAAAAGCCCGCCGAGCGAGTGCCGGGCGGGGCTGAGATTGAGCGAAGTTAGGGCGGTTTAGCGAGGCACGATCTGGAACTTGACCACGTTCTGCGCCCGCGTGATCGGGCGGGGCTGAGTAGGATCAATCCCGGTCGCGGTCATGCGTCCGGTTTTCGATGGCCTGTTCGCGCTCGATCATGCCGAGGATCTGCGTCTGCTTCACCGTCTCGTCGCGGATGATCCGCACGCATTCGGCAATGCGGCTCGTGTCCTCCGAGGTGCGCCGCGAGAAATCCCGTAGCTCGCGCAGGATGTCGTTCGCCTCCCTCGGGCCCTGCATGAAGGGCGGAGGCAGATCGGCGATCCCGGCCGGCGCGGGGGGCGGAACGTGCTCCTTATCGACCCTGGCTCTGGTCACCATCCACCCGATCAGCAGCATTGTACACCCGCCGACGAAGACCTGAAGGAACTGCTGAGTGGCGATGGTCTCCTTCAGAAACGCTATCAACGCTTCCATTCACCTTAGACCCCCTCAAGCTTCGCGAGGGCCTTTCCAAGAGGGCTCCTTCGCGAGGCGCCGTCCAGCACGGCAATGTAAACGGAAAGGGCCTCGAAGCCCGCAAGCGTGCCAAAGATGGAGATGCTAAGGCTTGGCGCGTGCGCGACCGCGATGGCGTCATAGATCAGGGCGAAGCTGAATTGGCCCATGATGAAGCAGCCGACAGCCGCCCCGAACGCTCGTGCATAGGCGCCCTTAGGGCCGACGCGGATGTTGTTGATGTAGCCGTTCAGAAACAGGGCCATTGCCCGAACGGCACCGACCGATCCGAAAATCAGCGCCATGTTGGCTTCGCTGAAGCCCATATGGGCGATCGGCTTCAGTGCCAGCCGCTCCATCGTATCTCCCGGCAAGGCCAGCGTTATCGCCATCAGGAGCATCATCGTCGCCATGCACCACTCGAACAGGCGATAGGTGCTGTAGGGGCCGGCGGGGTGGCGCGGCAAAAGCGGCTGACGGCGCTGCTGCGGGTCCAAGCCGATCATCCGAACCCCTGCGGCCACGATGGGGCTATTCGCAATCCCTCTTGCGGGCATCGCGGCATCCTGTCGTTTATGGCGTCAGCCATTTGCGGGCGCGTCCTTACCGACGTGTCTGGAATGGTCAGTGGGGCCGCCGATTAGCTTGCCGGCAGACGGCGTGCCCCACGCTGCTTCGAAAGGTTAGCGGCCGGGACGCCAGCCACAGAGACGAGCGCCCTCCTCCAGAATGCGGAGGTACTTGCGACGGTCGGTGGGCGTCAGGCCGTCCACGCTGGTTCGGCTGAAGCGCACGTCTTCAAGCCGATGGGTTCTGCACCATACGTCGGCCTGTTCGGGCGTGCAGGCGCCGAGGGCGAGCGGCAGGGCCAGAGCGGCACCAAGGGCGAGCCTCTTCATCGCTTTGTCTCCTCAGGCGGTATCCACCGGTCGAGACGTTGGTTGACCTCTTCGTCCGACATGCCCTCGACCTCGGCCTGCACCTCACGCGTGGTCGCCTCGGTCTTGTCGTTCGCCGCGTCCTGCTGTGCCTTCTGAGAGGCCGCACCACGCCGGTAGATCTGCCCTGCGGCTAGGGCCACGCCGAGCCCTGCCAGAGCCTCCAGGGCGACCATGATGCGGCCAGTGAAGTAGGCGTAGACGAAGGCCAGCCCGACGAGGACGCAGCCACCCAAGAGCCAGGGCCAATAGTCCCGCAGGAAGCCCCAAGCCGTGAAAAGCTCAAACATCACCGGCCCTCAGGCGAGGGCTGCACCGTCGTCTGGATCGTCTCCGGCGGCGGAAACCACTGGCGCAGGACGACGTTCAAGACGTTGACGATGATCGTCCAAACCAGCGCCTTCTCAGGCGTCAGGATGCCGGCGACGTTTACGGTCTGCAAATAGCCGAGCACGACAAGGGCCGTCGTTGCGACACCACTGACGATGTTGAACAGCACAATCTTGATTGGCCGTCGCCGCACAATCGTGGTCGTGACCGTCGCGGCCGATGCCGGCGTGGCAACGGTGATCGGCGGCAGTTGCTCCTGCGGCATGTCGGTGTCTCGTTCTAGAGGTGCGCGGCAACCGGCCGGCTCGGGCAAATTGCGAAGTGAATCACCCTGCAAGGGACTCGTCAGTTTCTGACGTTTGAGGCCGCGATTTCGCGTGATTTAGCGCCAGAACTTGATATGATTCCGCAATGGAAGGGATCGCATTTCGAGCCGCGCTAAAGCGCCTTGGCCTACCGCTCTACAAGGCGGCTGATTTCCTCGGCGTCAGCAGCAGCACCGTGCGAAATTGGGCGAACGATCGGGCTCGAGTCCCGCAGCACGTCGCCATGCTTTTGCACCTGATGGTCGCAATGAAGCTGACGCCGGATAAAGTGGGCGAGTGGGTTGCGGATGGGCGGCGAACTCATTCCGTTTTGGAATAGGTTGCCTCACCCGAACGTCACCCACGCCACCCAAAGCAGGAGCGCCAGCCCAAGGCAGGCCGCGGCGAGGACAACGAAGATCGCAGATCCGAGCCGGTCATCCGCGCTGGTGGGACGGGCATTCGCGACCCGTGCCATCCAGAGCAGCGCACAGCCGATGACGAGAAGGACGAGAGCGGCCCAGCCCATCACGAAGCCCACCGGAACAGAGAGGACAGCCAGCCGCCGAGGGCGCCGGTCTTCACGGTCGTCTCAGTTACGGGCGGGACGGGCTTCGGCAGGGCGACAGGCGGCGGGGCCGGCACTGGCGCCATGAACGAGGGCGCCTTCACAACAGCCCTGTCGCCACGGCGAGCCTTTGGCAAAGTCACCGCGTAGGGCGTGCGGAACTGATCGTACTCGCCCTGACGTCGCGAGATGATCGCCGCCGGCTTGTTCCACATCAGGATCGCCTCTGCCGCACCCGCGATGTTGCCAGCCCTGAGCCGACTGGCCACGGTGGAGCGCGTGAACGACGGCTGGCCGATGTTGAAGCAGAGCGACACGAGCGCATCGAACTGGTGCTGTTCGAGCCTGATGCCGAGGTCCGAAATTGGCTTAGCATACGCCTTCACGGCTTCGGTGAAGAGCGCATCGCTGGTCGCCGCCGTGATCGTCAGCCCCGGCGTCACCTTGATCAGCCCCGAGGCCGTCGTGATGCCGACGCCGATCGTCCAGATGCCGACGCTGTCCATGTAGGCGGTCAGCACCTCGCCTTCGCGCGCCTTCAGAGCCGCGCGCCCGATGGGCGACAGGTCCATTCGTGTTCTCCGGATTGTCAGGATAGGGCGGTTGATGACACCAGCGCCCGCCGACAGGCCGGAAGGCGCGCTAATGAGCCTGCGTGGCGCCGCCTGAAGCTCTATGGGCCAGGACGGCAAGCTCTTCGGCCGTCTCCGGCTCGTAGGGTTTTAAGCTGCCGGGATCGGCAACACGGGCGCCGTAATACGGGTTCAAGAATTCGTGCTCGACATGCCCGATAAGGTTCACGAACAGCGAGAAACCTTCAATTTCCAGCTTCAGCCCGTGCAGGGTGAGGATCATGCCAGACGATGGCTGCACATAGAGCCCCCAAGGCTCGATGATGCCAAGGACGGCCCTCGCCTCCTCCGGTTGCCGGCCCGCCCATGCTCGCCACACACGGACCTGCTCTTCGGTCGGCTCAAACCACTGCGCCACGTCCACCCCCGCGCCCTTCGTGCGACATGCCGCTTGCTCGCAAGAGTCTGGCAAGCTAGCTCTGCCTCCGCAATAGCGGCACGAGGGGTATGCGATGGATCGGCTCAATCGGCTTGTGATCGACTCCACGGGCGCGGTCAGCGATATGTGCTGGCTGACGACGGAGTTCGGCACCGACAAGTCGCCCTACTTCTATAAGGACGATCCGAACTCACACCGTCACGCCTACTCCGCCATCTACGACCTGCTTTTTGCTAACCTTCGCTATCAGCCGATCGTCTTCGGAGAGCTCGGCATTCTCGACAACTCATCCATGCACGCGTGGCGCTCGTTTTTTCCGAACGCGACGCTCTTCGGCTTCGAGTACCAAGCCCATCTCATGGAGCAGGCCAAAGGCCATCGCTTGCCGCGGACGCACTATGTGCCGGCCGACATCGGCGATACCCGGCTGTTCTACGACGCGCTCAACGGCACGCAGCAGACCTTCGACGTGCTGATTGACGACTCGACGCATCTGTTCGAGCACCAGATCAACTTCGTGAAGGTCGCCGTCGATTTCGTGAAGCCCGGCGGCATGGTGATCGTAGAGGACATCTTCCGCGATTGGCCTGAGGAGCGCTTCACGGAAGCCCTGCGTGCGGAACTGCCCTACTTCTCATCCGGCACGTTCATTGAGACGAACCACGCCCAGCGCTACAGCGAGGGCACGCAGGAGCCGTGGTACAACAACGACAAGCTCCTAGTACTGCACCGAAACACGCTGGCACGCGAGCTGTCGCATCCGCACCGCGATCACAACCTCAAGCAACTCCGCGGGCAGACGGGATCAAGCCGCTAAGAGGTATTGACGGCTTAATGGTATATCCAGTTGACCCCATCGCACAGCACTACGGCGATGGCAGATCCGCCGCCGCCGATAATTCCGCGATAGTTGATGGCGCCACCAGCGTCCGTAATTGTTGCCACAGCGCCGCGTCCTGAGGCGTTGCAGGTCGGTAAGCCCGCGGCGGTATACTGGGCAGGCTTGAAGAAACCGGACAGGAATGCCCCGGCCGCGTTGAGGACGCCCTGCGGGTTCACACTCCAGCCGGTGCCCTCGATCTGCGAGCGACTATAGGTGCCGCCAAGTTGCATTCCGGTCGGTGACGTCGAGTGCTCGAAGATGCCCGCATAGGTCTTATTGCCTGCGATCGACGCGAAGGTCGGCGTCGTCGTGTCGTCCACGATGGAGGCGACCGAATGCATGACGCCTGTTCCGATTTGTCGGATCTGGTACGCAATCGGGCTCGTGGCCCCATCGTAGATACCCGCACCAGAGTGGGAGCACGTCGTGACGCCCGTGCAAATTGCCAAGCCGTATTGGCCTGAACTCTCGGTGACGAAATCCGCAATCTGCGTGGCGTGCTGGCCGGCGATGCGGACGCCGTAATAAGCTGCGTTGGTGGTCGTGCCGGGATTTGGCTCGCCGTCCACTTGGATATGGCCGGTCAGCATATTCGAGCCGCCGGATCTCAGGAAGAGATTGAAGCAGTCCCCGTTCCCGAAGCCGCAGTTCGTGCCGCTATTGTTGCCGAAATCAAGCTCCGTGTTCACGTGGAAAAGCGGCTTCACGCCAGGGAAAAGCGCAACGTTCGTCGCTTGCCCCCAAGTCGAGGCTGAGCCCGGCTTAACTGCTTGCTCGTTGTAGATGTTCGCCTTTACGCCGATGGCGAAGTCGTTGATCCAAAGCCACGTCACGCCGCCGTCATTGAAGGTGTAAGGCGCCGTCGGGGGACGCTGACCCGGCGGCGAACTGCTTCCGCTGGTGCCTGCGGTCGTCGCACGATAGACCGCGCCGACACCGCCGCCTTGCGTGACGTGGGCGTTGTCGCCGACTGCATAGCTTTTCCCAGACTGCCACGCCTCGTTGAACCCGGTATTTGACGTGCCGATGACGGCCAGAAGCTGCTCCTGCGCCTGCCCATCGAGTTGGCTTGGCCCCGAAATCAGGAGGCTTGCGCGCTGGTGGTCGTAGAAGGCAGGGACTGCCGGCGCGACCTGCCCTGCCGCCGGGTAGGGACCTCTCACGCAGGAAAGTTCGGGGCAAAAGCTGACCCGGTTACCCAAGCCCAGCATAACGGCTGGAGGGTTGTAGGTTCCGGCGAGTGACAGGTCCGCGCCGTAGAACGCGCCTTGCATCGCCACGGCGCCGGGTGTCAACTTGAAGTTCGGCCCCGCCCCGCCAGTGGCAACACAGCCGATCGGCACCATGGCTTTGCTGGCACGATCACGGATCGCGAACTGCGGACAAGAGCCCGAGCTTTGAAGGCCCGTCTCTGCCAGAGTGAAAGTCTGTGCCCCCGCAGCGATCGGCAGCCCGAGGAGAAAGGCGAGACAGAGAAAAACGCGATGAAGCATATGCTTATTCCGAAATCGTGCGAGCGACGTTGAGGAGCGTGTTGATGTCGTCGGTGCTCAGACCGACCGTCGTCTTCACGTGCTGGGCGAGCAGGCTGCTGGCCGTAACGAAGACGGTATCTTGCCAAGCAATGGCGATCGGGTCGTCTGGGTCTGATGGAACGGCAGCCCTGACCGCTGCGACACGGCCCGGCCCTGAAGCGCGAAGAGCCTGAAGGAATTGCCCTCGCCGCGGAGGATAGCCCGGGGGCATTGGCCCGCTCAGCAGCGAGGCGATGAACTGCGGCGAGATCGGCAAGGACGAAATGTCGAAGGCTGTGAAGGACCCGTCCGCGTTTTGGGCGGCGAGCAGCCCTGTCTTTGGGGCGACGTCTGAGAATGCGATGGTGCCGTAATCGAGCCGTGCGCTCCACGTCAGACCGCGCTTGGTCTCAATGCGAATGCCTGCCCCGGATCGCGGATCGGCGGGATAGTTGTTTCCGAAGGCGGCAACGACGTTTCCCATAGGTTACTCCGCGACCGTTCGGGCATTGGCGATGATGGTGGCGAGTTGCGCGTCAGACAGGCCGAGTGTGGTCTTCACGAACTGCGCGAGCGTACCGGTCTGCGTGACGAACGTGGTGTGGTTGAAGGCGATGTTCGTAGCGTCGAGTCGGTCGGACGGGACGGCATCGGCCACTGCGGCGACGCGGCCGGCACCAGAGTTTTCCAGCGCCCGGAAGAATTGACCTCTGGTCGGGGCAAACAGTGCGAGCGCCGGAACAGAGCCTGCGAGCAGGCCGCCGCCTGAAAAAACGGACGGCGACGGCGGGACAAACAGGCTCGGCTCCGTTTGCCCCGAGACCGCAGCGGCTAATGTGGCTTGGAAGAATGATCCCGACGGCACCACGCCCGACGGAAAGTCGAAGCGCAGCCTCGGCTGGATGAAAGCCGCCCCGGCCGGAGCGACGAAGAAGCCGTAGATCCTGCCGCCGGCTATGGCGCTCGCGGCCAGAGTTGCGCCGAGGATCGCGCCGTTGGCATCATAGAACTGCGCACGGATCGACGGCGTGCCGTTCCCTGAGACGTACCCGCTACTGACCTCGATGTTCTGTCCTGGCGTAACGGGGTAGAAGCTCTGGGCGCCCGACGAACTCACTCGGCTGAATAGGGCGACAACGAGAGTTGCGGCAGAAGTCGTCGCGGGAGACGTAGCGAGAAGGCTGTTGCTTCCGTTTGGGCCGTTCGACGCGACAACGGCCAGCGTGAAGTCAGCCGTGTTTCCGCCAATCGTTATCCCCGAAAGACCCTGCGTGAAGTCTCCGTTGTACAGGAGGTTGGTGACGGCCATGCCAACCCTGCTGGGCGGAACCCGTCCGTTGGCATCGGCTAGTACCCGACCATTGACCGCATCCCGAACGGTAGCGGGCTCCACGCCCGACATCTGGATGTCGGTGCCAAGCAGTGTAATGCTCGAGCCGGATTTGCCGTTGACGGTTGTCGGGTTGCCCTGCGGCCCGGTTGCGCCGACCGGGCCTTGCGCCCCCGTTGCCCCGGACGGTCCTGTGGCGCCTTGCGCTCCGGTGTCCCCCTTGGGGCCCTGCGCCCCGGTCGGACCGACAGGTCCGGTCGCGCCAGTTGCTCCCTGCGCCCCTGTGGCGCCCGTATCGCCTTTAGGGCCCGTGGCACCGGTCGCGCCTGTGTCGCCTTTTAGCCCCTGAGCACCCGTGGCTCCAGTGTCGCCCTTCGGACCTGTAGCGCCAGTCTCTCCGGTAGCTCCCTTTGGACCCAAGGGGCCCACGTCGCCCGTGGCACCGGTTGCCCCGCGCTCACCTTGGGTGCCTTGTGGCCCCGTTGCGCCAATCGGCCCGGCCGGGCCAGTCGCGCCTTGGGCCCCTTGCGGACCGGAAGGTCCCTGGGGTCCCGCTGGGCCTGCCGGTCCCTCAGGGCCTGGCTTCCCGCCGCCAAGCTCTACGGTGGCGTACACGCCTCCGTCGCGGCTATGGCAGATCACGCCATCAATGACGTTGACAAAGAACTGGCCCCGAACCAGGGCATCCGAGCCGGTCAGCGGAGGCCGATAGCCCGCCCTGTAGGACCAAAGAAGCTCAGGCGGAACCGTGATGTCGATGTCGCGCGCCACCGATCAGCCTCGTTCGCCGTCGCCGATCGAAACATTGACGTTGATGTCTTCGTCGGGGAACGGCGGCGGCAAGGGCGCAGCGCCGCCGAAGCTGATGCCGCCGCGGGCCTGTACGACGAACTTGAACGCGTCGATCTCGGACATCTGCCCGCCGATCCATGCGCCGATGCTGCCCTCATAGGAGCCCGGCATCAGGCCACGCATCTCGCTGGGCGGGAACTGCCACGTGACGACGATAGTGTTGCCTTCCGCGACCGCAACGAGACGGCCGGTTTCGTCACCGGTCCGAGCCGAGAGAACAAGCCCGTGTGATCCCACGAACGGCTGGCCGTAATCCGAAGCCCCGGCATGGACATCGCTCGGCCACGCAACGAAGGCGTAGGTTGTCTGCGACGGGTCGGGCAGGCCGTCCGCATAGATCGTGTACGTGTCGCGCCATAGGCCGCGGTTCGAGACAGGGCGGTGAAGATGCTGCATCGCCGCCTCAGAGCTTGATGTACGTCGAGACGAGGATGAACGGCGGGAGCCAATTCATAGCCGCCCCGCCGCCCTGCGAGCTGAGTGAAACCGTGATGTTGTGGGCGTGCGCTCCGGCCCCGGTTGTCTGCACGGCGTGGAAGTGCGCGCCAGTCGTCCCCGTGAAGCCTGTGATTTGGCCGACGGAGCCACCCACGTTATCGACCGCGCCTGCACCACCCGGCGTGGCGTACCCCACGGCAACGCGATAGGTCAGTCCGTGGAAGTGGTCGCCGTCTGTCGAGGTGCTGCCGGTGTGGTCGTGGAAGCCCTGCGTATCCATGGTCGCAGTGACGGGGTGGCCGTGTGAGACCATCTCCGAGAGCGTCTGCGTATGGCTCGCCTCGCCGCCGTAGGAGCCGAGCGTCGTCGCGTTGCCGAATGCGAACAGGCCGCCGGTCAGGCGCCCCTTGGAGCCAGCGCCCAAGTCATCAAGAGCGCGGCGATCGCGGCCGGCTTGGTCGGGAAGCGCGATGGCCTTGCCCGCAGCCCAATCTGCCTCGGCGTTAGTCCCCCTGCCACCCGAGACGGCAAGGTTGACGTCCTGGTTCCAGAGATGCACGAAAAGGTCGTGGCAGTCGTCGTTGGCGCGTTCGGATGCGGATGAAACCGCTGATCCAATTGTCCGCCCATTGAAGCGCACCCAACCCGGATGAGAACCGACGCCGTAGCGGTCTTTGATGTCGCCGGTCTGGAAGAGCCGCTTGTCGTCTACGTCACCACCGGAGCCACCGCCGCCCGAGCTAGGGGCATCGACTACGTAGCCAGGGATCTCGGCGTAGACGTAGTTCGACGGGTCGGTGATGCGGAAATCGTAGCCCCCTGGCGGAAGGAAGATAACAGGCCAAATGCCGCTCCCGAGCGACGAAATCGGGAACTCGTGACGAATGCCGAAGCCCGCATCCTTGTAGGATGCGGCCGGCGTCGTCGTTCCGGCCTGGAAGACCGACAGGCGCCCATCGAACACGCGGTTGCCCGACGTGTCGTGAACAGCCTGCAAGGATAGGCTCAGAAGCGCCACAAGCGTCTCCAGGCGTAAGGGGGAGGGCGTCAGCGGCCGAGGCGCGACAGAGGCGCCTGCGGGGCCGCTTGAGCAGCGTCGGGGCTCATGAGAGCGGCAGCGCCCAAGCCGCCGAGGCCGATGCCGACGGGCAGGCGTGAGAACAGCACTTGGCTTGGGTCGTAGTGACTGCGGACCCGGTTAGGTGTCAGGGCGATGACCTGATCGTCTCCGCCGTGCTCGGCGAGGCCCCGGAGAATGGCGGTGTCCAGCCCTTCCGCCTTCGCTCTTTCCACCGCCGCGCCGATGTGGCCGTAGCCGTAGGAGACCGGAGACGGGGCGCCGGGCGCGTAGCCCATTTCGCGGAGTTGCGCGGCCAGATCGCGGTCCTGCGCACGGTTCGCGCGGAAGCCGGTCATGTACTGGTCGAACAGGGCTCCATGGCTCGCCCCACCCTGGCCGGCGGTGATTTCGCGGGCCCGTGCCGTGAAGGCGGCATCGTTCTCGGCCAAGTCGGCGAGGTCGAACACCTTCGTGCGGCCCGGCTCTACCGTTGCACGGAACACTCGGTTGCCGGCCTCGCCGCCCTGCGCGCTCGCGCTGGCGTACCCGCTCGCCGTCTCAGGGTCCGGAGCAAAGAACACCGCACCGCGCTCAGCCGGATTGGTGCTGGCCTGCGGATCGAACCGTCGAAAGTCGGGCCCTGCCGTCGAGCCGTGATACAGATCCCACGAGGGTGCATCCGGATCGAGACGACGCGGCCCAGCGGGCGGCGCCTGTGGGTTCTCGGCGATGCCCTTGCTCAGCGCGAACTCTAGATCCGCAAGTGGATCGGTTTTCGCTGCCGCCCCGCCGAACGACCGCAGAGCGCCGGCCGGTGCCTTAAGCGGCAGCGAGCCCGTCATCGCTGTTCCGGCGAGGTCAAAAGCCTTGCCAACCGCCTCGTCGCTGACATGGCCTGTCGTCGGATCGTAGATGCTGGCCTCGCCGCGGTAGACTTGACCGGGGAACTGCGCCGCGCCGAGGGCCGAGAGCACCGCCTGCGGCACGGCCCACGTCACGCTTCCGGCGTTCGTGCGTCCAAGCGGCAGGAGCGCGCTGCGGTAGGCCAAGGCATTGGGGTCCGTGCCGAGCGCGGCAAGGGGCTCTGCCATTCGACGGTGGCCTCGGGTTGGGGTAGGTTGCCGACCGCGTTTAGGCGGAGAGGGCAGGATGCGGGGCTTATGGGTTGCGGCTGCGGTGGCGCTGGCCGTCAGTGGATGCCAGTCTCGATCAGAGCGGGTGTCGAACTCAGACGATACCTATTGCCGGTCGATAGGCGCCCCACCCGGCTCCCCGGATTACTCTCAGTGTCGCCTTCAACTGCGGGCTGAGCAGGATCGCAGGGAGGCACATTTCCGCGCCAACCCGCCCTTCCGCACGGACAACCCGGTGACGTGGCCGGCGCAGCAGCAACAGCAGCAACGCCCCGTGGCATGCACAACGAGCCCGAACCTCGGGAACCTCCAAACCACGTGCAACTGATCCTCGCGGCAGTCTGGCTCCTGATCCCGTTCCCTGTCGGGCTAGCGCTGTTCGTCCTCGGCGCGGCTGGCTACGGGGCCTTGAAGGGCACGCGCCGCGCCCATCACATCGACCGGTCCGGCTTGTGGCTGCGCCACTTTCGGCAGGTTGGATGAAAGCCAATCCTCAAAGCCGCGGATGACGCGCATGAAGGCCGGCTGCCGGGCGACTTGATCCGTGACTTTGCGTAGGGCCTCAGGGTCGGCCGAGGCCAGCATTTCGCCGACGCGCTGGGCCACACGAGCATCGACCTTGATTGCTCCCTGTCGAGCGAGGTTGCCCAGCAGAGCGCCGAAGCCGAGATTGCTCGCGCTGAAGTCGCCCGTGAGGATGCCCTGACCCGCCGCGCCAGCACCGCCGGCCAGCCCGAGTTCAACAAGCTGCCGAGCCGTAGTGGAGTTGCCCGTAACGGCGCGACCGGCTTGGGTCATGACGTTCTCGACCCGCAGGAACGCCTCAAGCTTGGATGCTCGCTCCTTGCCGATAGCAATTTCGACGTGCTCGCGTGCTTTCGGGGAGCCAAAAATCGTGTTGACCACATCACGACGATCGCCAAGACTGCGAACGCGGTCGATGAGGGCAGATGAAAAGCCATCGGCGAACAGCTCCCGCTCCGGAGTCGACAGTTTCGCAACAGCGCGGCGCGCGTCAGGCGTCGCCATGGTCGTCGTAACGAACTTCTGCCCAGCCTCTAGCGCGTCCTGTGCTCCAAAAGCGGCCGCCGCTCCCGCACGAGCCGATGCGAAGCTCGGAACGCGCTCATCCAGCATTCCGACAAGCCCCTTTCGGAGGCCGTCGATGTCTGCCGCTTCGCTGTTGCGACCCTGACGCTGTGCGACCGTGAAAGCGTCGTCAAGGTTGCGCTTAACGTGATCCCAGAACTGAAGGCTCGGGTACGCGACAGATCCATCCGCGGCTTGCCGAAGGGCATATGAGCCGTCAGCGTTGCGTGCGAACGGGCTGACCAGCGGTCGAAAGCCATCGACCACGGCGCGGTTAGCTCCGGTGCGTGACGCCTTCGCAATAGCCTGCTGCACGGCTGGTGCCGCGGTGAGATCCTGCAACGCCTCGTCCCACAGCCCCCCCGATCCCTCGGCGTAGGCACGGGCGTAGGCGGGACGGTTGGCTTGCCGGGCCTGCGCCTGAAGAGCTTCGCGCGTCGCGGTGACATCGCCGCCCGTTCCGGTGAGGCGCCCGACATAATCGGCGATGCGTTCACCCTGCCCTGCGTTTCGGGCACCAACCGCGCCCTGAAGCGCCTCGCGAGCTTCGGTCGAAGTATTAGCTGCCGAGCGAGCAAGCGCGCGGGTCGTCTCTCCGCCTTCATCAAGCGGAAGCACGGGCTGGCCAGCCTCGCGAGCGGCGGCGAAGAGGTGAGCATCAGGCTGAGCGTTGGGAGACGCGACATCCCGCTCGGCCGCAGCCGCGATCCGCCGCGCGGCCTCCTGCTCCGGATTGATGGCGCCGCGAGCAATCCCAAGGGGGACGCCAGCCCGTTCCGCCACAGCCCGTCCAGCGGCACCGATACCGCTGAGCGCCAGTGATCCGCCGGCGCCAAGCGCGCCACCAACGGCCCCGCCCGTCACGGCTCGGTTCGCGCGATCTCCTACCCCGTCGCCCTGCCCCGCGCCGTAGAGGGCTCCATAGCCCGCACCGACCGCAGCAGCGCCACGGACACCCGACGAGGCAAGCGCGCCGCCAGGGAGCGCCAAACCGGCGCCAATCTGCGTTCCGTAGCTGGTGACGGGTCGATCGGCATCATCCACCCGATTGATAGCGCGCTCGCGGTCAAGCGCATCCTGATAGCTGTCGGCCCCGCCCGTGACGTACCGGCCGGCGGCAGCGATGTCGTCCATAAACGGCACGGCTCGGGCAGCGCCGCGTACAGCGGTGTCTACGGCCGACAGAACTGCGCCCTGCCCCTCTCGCCCTTGCCGCGCCTCACGCTCATACTGTGCGACGCGGGCGGCGCGCTCCGGATCTTCGTCTACTGCAGGCAGCGAGACGCGGACGCGCGGGCGCTGACCCTGAGCCGGCGCGCTCTGTGACGGCTGAAGGCGCGGTGCGGGCCCATCGTCTAGCAACTCGACCTTCGGCGGCTCGGCCCCGCGAAGGGTCATCGGATCGTCTTGGCTGCGACCCTCCGGCACGAAGAAGCCGACAGGTTGCGCGCCCTGAGTGGGCACGTCGGGATCATCAAGCAGTTCCACCAAACCGGCGGCTTGTACTTGCGCCGGCACCTGCGCGGGGGGCTGCCCTTGGCTGGCGCGTTCTCCGAATGCTCCGTAGATCGCATTGGCATGGGCGTTGCGCGTGCCCCAACCGTGGGCGTACTCCGCGCCGCGATTGGAGCCCTTGGGGCGCTCGAATTGCGTCACGAAGGCAGCAGCAGCCTCGGTCGGGTTCTGCGCCGCCAGGAGCGCCTTACGGGCGCCCTGATGCGTGTTCTGAAGCTCCCAATCCGTAAACCGAAGCTGGGTTTCGAAATCGCGCGGGTTCAGCTTGTTCGCCTGAGCGAAGCGGGAGAGGTTCTGCGCCCGGACGGAATTCCACTGGCCAAGGCCGATGCTGTTCGATCCGTCAGACCCGTCGCCGGGATTGAGCGCGCCGGGGTTCAGCCCGCTCTCTTGGACGAAGTTGCCCAGAATGCCGGCCGAGGCCGCAGGCGAGTAGCCGCGGCTGACGAAGAAGTCGAAACCCTGACGGGCGCGATCCCTCATTCCGGCACATCCTGTCCGTTGACGCGGCGATAGATCCGGCCATCGCGGCGGAAGCGCTGGTTTTCCTTGATCTGATCCAAGGGGACCAGCCGCGGATTGCTCGACGGCGCAGCTGCGGGAGCCGCGCCCGCCTGAGTTGCCGGGGCGCGTTCGGGCTCGAAAAACGGGTTCTTACCGCGCCGGTTCGCCGGGATGCCTCGTCCGCGGTAAGCCTCGGCTTCAATCCGTTGCAGCTGTTCGGTCAGCATGT